TATATTATAGGTAAATATGGTTCAATAGCTAATGCGAAAACTGCCACACATCATTATGAAAAGGTTGTGGTTCGCACAGAAGAAAAGACAGGCATATCCAATACATTTAGATATATCGTGGACTACGAGCCTCTGGCAAATAACAATATTCAAGTACCTTATGATTATTATACAGACCTTGCTGCAACACAATCTGTTTCGACCTATGAAATAGGCGGCAAGACAATCACAGAAATAATATATGGTGAAGAAATAAAAGTCTATGACTATGAAGAATCTCTTAATGAACAGAAGAGAAATATTAAACTCATGAAACCAGAATATTACCAGACAATTCTAAATGAGTTCTATAAATTAACGAATAGTGAGAGATCATTATTTCCTTTCTTGAGATCACCTAACTGATGGCCAACCAAACATTTCTAAACAATGATGAACTCTATACTAGTTTTAATATAGAAGTTGATGGAAATAACGATACTAATTTCCAAGATTTGACTCCGGTTGAAATAACTCTTGGTGAAAGTCTTCACACACCAGGGTTACAAACTTCTGTAAAGGTACAAAGTTATCTCCATTCTAATCCTGTGAAAAATTTCGACCTATTGAGAGGTCGAAATATAAAAATAGACGCAGTAAAACCTTTTCTTTCACAATTTCAAAAAAAAATCGACTTTTCGACAACCCAGACAATCTATCGAATAGACGGTAGAAAACTATACAATAATAATACAGAAGAGTTTAACATCAGAGCGTGTGATATTTCTTTGTTGAATGATGCTGAGGCGAGAGTTTCTAAGTCTTGGAAATGCGAAACACCTTCAGCTATTGTAAATTATGTGCTGAGAAGTTGTGTAGGTGTCAATAATCTAGAAGTCGAAGAGACAACCAATGCGAGAGATTATATTGCCGAGAACATTCATCCGTTCCAAGTTGTCAACCAACAGTCAAAGTTTGCATTAGGTTCCGCCTTAGACCCTTCGTATCTACATTATATGACATATGAAAATAACGCGACACACCATTTCAAGTCTCTATTCAATCTGACAAGACAGAGTAATGTGGCAAGTTATCAATATAACGAGACTGGTATCATTTCTGGTTTTGGTAATCCTTATGCAGTAATGACATATAATTTTCCATGTGACTTTGATCTGCTCTCTGATATATTGAACGGTGTGGATCGAGATGGTAGAAATATATCTTCATTAATTCTATTGAATCCATTGAACAAAACTTTTAGTTTGTTGGGTGAGAATCAGATCACGGGTTGTGGCATAGGATCTTCTACAATAATTGATGCTATCTCTAATATGAATAGTGCAAATCAACAAGATATGTGTCCTGACTGGACAAACGTATATCTTCTGAAAAGAAAAGCGAGAATGTCGCTTCTAGAAAAAGATAAAATTGCCTTGAGACTTGTCGTGCCTTGGAATCCAATCTTACATGCAGGCAAGATGATAAACTTCAAACTATATAATAAAGAAACCAATGGTCAAAATTATGGTTCTGGTGATTATTTGATTGTCAATCTAGTACATACTATTAAGTTCGGTGGTTATGCAGTAACCACTCTAGATTGTGTTTCCAGAACGACTGGTAGAGGAGAAGTGTAACTTATGAAAAATTCAACAACATCATCATTACTATATGGTATAGTTGTGGGTGGTGGTGAAGATGATCCTGCACCAGATCAATCTAATAATTTGAGAGTATATTGTCCTTCTATACACGGCAAAGATGTTAATTTCAAACATCTTGCTTTTAGCCCTAGATTGATAAGTCCTGATCGTGCGGGTATGCAATCTTTTGTTGGTGGCTTAGATTACGGTAGTCTTGTGGTTGTGTATAAAGACACAGGTTCTAATCAATGCCAAATTTTAGGTCTTGCTAACGACTTGAATAATTATGAAAGTGGTATTCCAGGTAATCTAAATTTGATGAATAATCCTATTATTGCGAACTTACTGAATCGAAGTATGGGCGTCTTTCGACCACCTACTATTCAAGAAACTACTCAGGGTGGTGCCAAAGTATTTAAGATTGATGAGAGAGGTGATCATAATCATAATCTATTAAAAGGACTGCCTACTCATGGTGCATTATTTCCTCTGAATGGTATACCTATCGATCCTATCAAGGGCATTAATACCGCAATACAGCCATCTTTTAATATTCCGGGTCTTAATGTAATAACTTCTTTACCTGGTATTGCAATGTCTTTGGGTAGTCTCTTAAATAAGATACTTTCTAATGCAAATATGAGCAAGCAATTAAAGAACAGTATGCCTATTTCGGCACTCAATGCTGCAATAAGCATGAGTACACTTGTACAATCTATAGAACAGAGCGAGAGTTCTGGCTTCATGACTTCTGGTAGAGTTAATGAAGAGGTGTATATGGAAAATGCTGTCGAATTATTGAAGCAGTGTACTAATGTGTCTGATGTGATCAGTGCAACAACGCGACTACAATCCGATACATCTTTATTCGGTCTAGAAGAATTTGGACCTACTGTGGTTGAAGAAGACACACCTTTTGGTAAAATAATGACCAGTTACAGTGCCAGTGGTGAGCAAATTAAATTGACTCCTGCAAGTGTAGCGCAAGGTATCAGCACACTAACTAATCTGATGTCTGGTTCTGGTTTTCCAAGTTCTGTTCCAGGACAAAATCTATTTGGTAATTCTTCAGGTACTATATTGAATATGATTCAACGTCTACCTTCGGGTGATGCTACTGCCGCAATAGGACTGCTGAATCAATTAAATACCAGCGGTGTAGCTCAGAAATTACATAGTATGTTTGAAAAGGTTGCAAAAGGTGGCAATCCTATAGATGATGTGGGTTAAGGAGAAAAACTAATGTCAGACGCAATTTTAGACTTAGTAAAAGCAGCAGGACTTAATCCGAAACCAGGTGATGTGGTCGAAGTTGGCGGTGTTTCATATACCTTTGACGGCACAAAGATGATTTTAGGGGCTCCGCCAGGTATAAGTGATGAAACTTCTGAGGTTAAATCGGAAACACCTAGAAAATGGGATGAAGTTCAAGACGCCCGTAAATTACCTGGTGCCGGTAAGTATCCAAACTATTGGGCACATAAAACACGATCAGGTCATGTCATCATGCTCGATGATAGTAAGGGTGCTGAAAGTGTCACCATACAACATCGTGGTGGTTCTATGTTACAGATCATGCCTGATGGTAAAGTTCATATCAGGGCTCAGAATGGTCAACACACTGTTGTATTTGGTGAAAACAGAATGTATGTCACAGGTGCACACGATATAACTGTAGATGGTGCTGCCTCTATGAATATTAAAAAAGACTTCAATGTTAATGCAACGAATATGAATTTTACCGCCAGCGGTGATATGAATATGAAAGCAAAAAACATTAATCTACAACCAAGCGGTAGAATGGATATAGCTGGAGAAGGTCTGACTCTCAAATCAAATTCAAATATTGATATTGAATCACATAAAGCTATTGGTATTTTCGCCAAGGGTGGTTTCTCGGCAGGTTCTAAGGAGGGAGAAACTGTCATCGTAGCCAACAAAGATATTGGTATCGAATCGAAGGCTGGAAGATTGGTTCTTGAGTCTAATCAAGATATGTCTTTGAAATCGGCTGGTAAAATTTCTACTAGAAGTGAAGGTAGATTTTCTATCAGAGCTGGTGAAATCGTTGCAATAGACGCATCTGTGACTGTTGCTGTTCAAAAAAATCAATCTCTACCACCCGATCCACAAAAATCGATATCTTTTACCACTGAAGTATAAATAATTATATGACACAAATAGCAAGAAAACCAACATATTCAGACTTAGACTTAGACTTTATCGCTCATCCTACAACAGGTGATGTGATGAAGAAAACTGGTGAAGATGCTATTAAACGATCTGTTCGCAATTTAATTCTAACCAATTTTTATGACAGACCCTTCAGATCATTCATAGGTTCTAATGTAAACAAAATATTGTTCGATAATATTACTGTTTTTACTCAGAAATTTTTAGAAGATGCAGTCAGAGATGTGCTAAACAATTATGAACCTAGAATTAGTATTAGCAACATAGAAGTAGAAGTTGATAATGAGAATAACGGATTCTATGTGACACTAACATTTAACATAATTAACATGTTGGAACCGCTAACAACAATAATCTTTTTGGAACGCATTAGATGACCACAAATAATACTCTTAGAATAGCAGAATTAGATTTTGACACAATTAAAGAAAATCTAAAAAATTATCTTCGTAGTCAATCTGAGTTTCAGGATTTTGACTTCGAAGGTTCTGGCATGTCTGTTCTGCTGGATATTCTAGCCTATAACACTCACTATATGGGTTACTACCTGAATATGGTGGGTAATGAGATGTTTTTAGATACGGCTCAGATCAGGGCTTCTGTTTTGTCTCATGCCAAAGCCATCAATTATGTGCCTGCAAGTAAAAAAGGTGCACAAGCGGTTGTCAATATAACCGTAACACCTTCTGATACCGAAGACAACAATGTAAATATTATAACCTTAGATAGATATACCAGATTTCTTGGTCAGGACATAGGCGGTGTAAACTATCCTTTCGTTGCGCTATACTCAAACAATGCAGCCAAGGTAAACGGTTCATTTTCTTTTGCAAATGTTATAATAAAGCAAGGTGAAGTTTCTACTTTCCAGTATGAGATGAACTCACAGAACACAAATCGCCGCTTCGAAATAC